CCGATGGAGAAGCCTGCCATGGTGCAGGCGAGGTGGGCGGCTCTCATACGACCTCCGGCTCTAATTCGAATTCTTGGTAGCTTACAAAGTCGAAGCCCCAGCCTGACGCTATCTCGCACCGCCCATATTCGTCGTATTGGCCTCGATCATAGTAGAAGCTGAACGTGTAGATTCCCTCTCCGCGATCAAGCTCATCCGGCATATTTTCCCTGAAATCCGTCTGCGCCGCCTCCAGCTGTTCAAGGCAAATGCACCCATGGACTGCGCACACGAATGGCTCCGGTCCGCCGTCATGGAGTATTTCCATAAGGACTTCGCCGCGAATCTTGAAGCTATCAACGCCATCTCTGAACCCATCAGCCGTCGCAGTGGTCATGGCTACAGCCGTGAACCCGGTCTTGTTCGCCTCATAGCCAGCCTTGAAGGCGCGGAAGGCTGTTGCGATGGCTGCGGTAGCGTAGGAGCCGTTGCGCATCTGGAGCAGGGAGATGTCGGAGGCGAGCAGGCCGTGTTGATCAGCGTAAAATTCCTGGAATAGTTCGTGAATGTTCATTTCCCCACCCCGCAAAAAGTGCACTTCATCTGGCCGTCGCCGATTGCGAAGAAGCTGTGCATGCAGGTGGTCGGGCGCTCGAAGTCTTTCATGGCCTGCAATACCGATGGCTTCCCGTTGACGACTGCCGACACTGCCCGGATCGCTGTCTTGGCGCGGAGCCCATTCACCGCCCAATCAGTCGTTATGCGCTGGACATCGACTACCGCACCAAGCAGTGCCATCGTCTTGACGTCTGGCGTCGCGCAGGAGACGCGATCTCCGCTCTCGCGATGCATCTTACTGATTGCCTCTTTGCGCGCCTTGCAGGCGTCATGGAGGCACTTGCGTGGCTTTCCTGAGTCGCATTGGATCTCGGCATTCAAATCACCATGCAAACCTTTCTCCTCGACCATGCACGGATGAGCCTTTGTTTGCTGCTCGCTGTAGGCGTGATCTACGGCGTGCAGGCGAAGCTGGATCGAGTCGCGCTCTTCTGTCATGGCGCCAAGACGCTTTTCTAAATCGACTGACTTCTTCGTGTAGTCGCACGCCAGCCGTTCGTAGGTATGGCGCAGCCTAGTCATCTCCTCTAGATCTATGCGGAGCGCCTCAAGGTGATCTTCGAGCCCAGACTCAAACTCATCGGCTCCGCTCAACATGTCCTTGATCGAGTAATTGATACCGATCCGGCCTTTCAGAATAGCGAGAGCTTCATACATCTCACGCTTGGTCTGTTCGATTGCGTTGGTCATGGTCGTTCCCTCGGTGGTTATTTGCGCGGTTTCTTGCCGTCTAGCTCTTTGGCCTTCTTCCTGGCGTGCGCCAAGCACTCATCAAGCGGGCCCTTCTTGAAGCTGGACTTCTGCTTGTACAGCTCAAGCCCTGCATGCGATGCGCTGAACGCCGCGGCGGCGCTGTAGCCGTCATTGATCAATGCCTTTTCGATATTGGTCTGGATGAATTCGTGAGTGTTCATGCTGGCTCCCATTCGTTCTGCTGGTTGTATCGTCCTATCTCCCCGCGCACCCTGATCATGAGGGTTCCATATGTGCAGGCTTGTAACGCTATTTTGAGCCTATCGAATGGTCCGCCTTGCAGGGTTACGATCTGGCTAGGCCCTGCGCAAATCACCCTGCGCCTGATGCGCTTGCGCGACATGTCGATCTTCTTGATCCCGATAAGCTGATATCTGGTCTTGAGCCTCATCCCTTCGACCTCGCAATCACATGGTTAGCCCGCTTGGTAGTCCCATCTTTCCTGACCAGCCTGGCGTCAGCGCCTTTGGTCAGCCTCACGATGTCTCCGTTTCTTTGTACGACCTGGAAGCCATCGGCGACTAGATCGGATACCGCTTTGTCTTGGGGTGTCATCACTCGATATCCTTGATGATTTTGTTGTGTTCGCTCAGCTGGAGCTCATGCTCGGCCTGTCGTTCTTCGGCGGTCATCCCTGCGCGCTCTTCTGACTTCTGCTTGATCATGTCTTTCAGGCTCATGAACTTCTTGCGGTCTTCCTCCTTTGGCTTGACGACCTTCCCAGTCAACAGGCCGGCGATTGCCTGAGATGTCTGTGACGGCGCGGCCAACTGCAACCGACCAAGATGGCGATCAGCCTCGATCTGCGGAAGGCGATTAAGTTGGACCGCCTTCTGGATTGCCGTGGCGCGGCGATCCTTATCGAACCCCAGCGAAACGATCCACTCAGTCGGCCGGTTGATCTCCCGGCTTTCCCGAACAAGGCGCTCGTAGGTCGACATGAAGGCCATGCGTGCCCCAACCTGATCGCCGTCATCAAGGATGATCTTCGCCGACGACATCGCCTGCTGGATCTCCCAAGTCATGATCGCGGTCCCGTACTCGTCGGATGAATCGAGGCCAATTGACCATGCTTCGTCCTTCCCGGGCCGGCCATCCTCCGCCTGGCAGCGCTGGATGATGTCGGCAACAGTAAGACGCCCCTTCACTTCTCGACGGCAAGCACGCAGCGCACGACCCAACTCCGGAAGCGAGTAATCAGACAGGTCGTCAGCCATCATCATCGCGGCGGATGCCGTGATCACATTGCCCATGGCCTCAGACGTCAGGCAAAGCGCGTCGATCAGCTGATCCTTATCGTGCGAGGAAAGCATTCTGAATCCCTCCCTCTCTCATCATCCGCTTGGCTTCTTCGGCGGCGGACACGTTGGCCTGAGTGTTTTCAATCTGGCGGGCGGTCGTCCCGGTCATCTGCCTGCCGGTTGCCCACTGCGTCCGGATCGATTCGCACTTGGCCAACAGGTTCCCGAGGTCATGCAAGGTGCGAAGGTAATACGCGTCGTTGATGGTCACGTAGTAGAACGCTACCTGCGGCGCCTCATCTGCCCCTAGCCGCTTGACGACTTCAGCGATCATCTTGTTGACCTTTGCATTCCTGACCGGATCTGCCCCGTATCGGTTGAAGTAGGAATCCGAATAGGCCTTCCATGTTTGAGCGTTCGCCTCCTTCGCCGCCTCGGCCTCTGGATCTTTTGGTTTTGCCACCCGCTTCGCTTTCTCCGGCGCAGGAGTGACAACGAGCTGCAAGGCTTTTGAATCAGTGTTGAGGGAATCAAGAGAGAGGGAATCAGGAATCAGAAGATCAAGAGAGAGGGAATCAGCCGGAGCGGTTTTGATTTCCTCGGTGCTTGTCCCGATTTTATCGGTATCAATACATCCGTCTGATACAGAAGGGATTTCTGAAGCGACCTCATTCTTGTGCGGATTTTGATGCTTGGTGAAATTGGCTATCTCGATGTACCGATTTTCTCCGAACGAGTACCGATAAATAAATCCAGAATCGTGAAGCCATCCGAGCATGGCTGGCATATCGAGTCCTTCCCGGTAGGGGAACAATTCAGCCTTGATGCGCAGCGGGCGATCCTCAAGCCGTCCTTCTCGGTCGGCAAGAAGCCACAACCCTGAAAACAGAAGTGTGTAGATCGGATCGGCAACCCCAAGAATTTCATTCTTGAAGAGTGCCGGCTTGATGTTGCGCGCCCGGGCCATGTCACTCTTCCCCGAGGGCTATAAACTCGCTCACCGACATACCAAAGATGTCTGCCAGCTTGCGAAGGGTATCGGTCGTTGTGTTGTCCCGGTCGATGATTGCTTTGACGCTCGGCGGCGTTACTCCGAGAAGCCGCGCCAGGTCTGGCCGGCGCATATCCTTCTGAGCCATTGCGATATTGATCGATCGTCCTACGTTCATTCCTTGCTCCATCTGATTAATGATTTGCAAGCACACATTAACACCGCGCATCAGCGTTTGGAATATCCAAATGAACTTTCTTTGCATGCCCGCTCATCGGGCAACTTTGACGTTCTTGCCAGCCTGTACCATCCTCAGGCTCCCGAGGAACACCGGGACACCCCAACCAAGCCTTACAAGGAAGCGGCATACAGACCAAAGCAGGCATCACCATGACCAATGATCTCGCCAAGATTTTCACGAACATCGAACACGCAACCGCTCAGGTAGAAGAGCTGGCAAGTCAGATCCTCGACGCAATCAAGGAGGCCAAGGCGGACACGCTCGCGGACTTCGAAGAGATGGTCGGGGATGCTTACGATGCGAATGGATGGAATCGACAGGCAGGGAGGCCCGCAGATGGGGCTACGTTGTTGCCGGCGCCTATGACGGTGCGGAATTACGTTTCATGGGTCAGGAGGGCCTACAAGGCTGGCCTGGCGGTTCCTGAGTTCGAAACCCTTGGAGAGCTGCGCCGGGCTGTGAAGGAGTCGAAGCAGAAGCCTGCAGAGGCCGCGCCGAAGGATGAGCTGGCCGCACTGCGCGGAGTGAAGATGTCCAAGGATGCTGAGCTGATCGGGGCAGTCGTCCACGACATCGGCGTAGTTCTGACTCATCTCGACCAGGCCGACCAGGATGAATTCGAGCAGCGCCTACAGAAGCTGATCAAGCAGTTCTCCAAGAAGGCGCACATCGAGGTTGCTGCTGCGGCTTGATCCTCCAGACAAAACTAAGGCGCCTCGCGGGCGCCTTTTTTGTGCTTACGATTTATGCTCGTTTCTTCTTAGCCTCCTTGGCCCGCGCCATCTCTTCCAGCTTCATCGCCATCTCTACTGTCTTCAGCCTGCTTGCCGGGACATCAGGGCCCCACTGCGATACAGCCTGACTGGAGATCCCCAGCGCCGCCCCGGCTTTGCCAGTCCCGCCAAAGAATTCGATCACGTCTTGAGTCTTCATACATCACCTATCTGTTGTGGATGGCCAGATCATACCAGAAAGATTCTTTCATAAAAGGTGTTGACGAGAATGTAATTTGCTTTCATAGTTCGTCTCACCAAGTCACAACGACTCGGCCAACCACAGACCAAAAGGAAACACACTATGTTCGGCATGTTCCGCAAGAAAGCCAAAGCAGTAGCCCGCGACATTTCCAAGTTCGAGAAGAAGGATCTGATGGAAGCAACTGTAGGCATCTGCGTTCTGGTGATGTACGCCGACGGTACCGCTGAAGATACTGAGCGCGCCAAGATCCAGAAGATCCTCGACAACACGCCAGCCCTGGCAAACTTCGGCTCCGAGGTTGCATCCTGCTTCGGTCGCTTCGATGCTCTGTGCCGTGACGCCGGGATGATCATGGCTCGCTCGCAGATCATGCGTGAAATCAAAGACTGCCAAGGCGACTCCCGCGAGATGGAAGACGTTCTTGTAACTGGCCTGACCGTCGCCTTGGCTGATGGCGAGATGGACGAGAAGGAAGAAAAGGTGTTGAAGGAAGTTGCCAGCGCCTTCGGTCTTCGCCTTGAGAGCTTCCTCGGTTGAAGCTGAAGGTCTTTATCGGTATCGCTGTCGTGGCTGCAATCGCAGTCTCGGCAGCAAGTAACTGGACCAGCTGCGCCTGGTTCGGTTACCAGACCGACAGAACAACGCGCTATGCAATGGGTGTCGGGTGTTTGGTGAAGATGCCAACCGGCTGGACGCCTAGATCAGAAATCAGAACCGAGCAGTAACCACCAAGGCAGACCAGCCGAACACGGAGCAAGACGAGATGATCGACAGAAGGAAGTCAAAAGGCCTGCGAGTAGCCGACATCTCAATAGGCTACCTGCGCTTCATCGAGCCGGCATACATCCAAGAGCTTTGGTACATGCTGAGCGACGATCTCGCTCCGTTCCTGCCGATTCAGTTTCGCTGATACAACCAGACCAGAAAGGGGAAGCACCAATGGCAACAAATGAAGAGATGAGCTTGGCGCGCCAGGTTCTGCAGCTTGGGATGCAGATCAATCTCCAAGGTAATTACGACATGTCAGTGAATTATGGTGGTGGATCGGACCAGATCGATGTTTATGCGTTCCACAACGGAGCCTATCTGAAGGACTGGTCTGCATGCGACCACACGGTTTATCTCGGCGAATTCCATCGAAGCCCATTCCTCGGCGACAAGCCAAGCAAAGAAGGCGTGAATCAACTCAAGAAGCTTCTCAAGGACATGGACAAGCTCCTGAAGAAGGACGCCGACGGGATTCCTCTCTAGGCTGGAATGAATAACGATCGACCTGATCCGCGCACAGCGGAAGAACCGGAAAGGAGAGGTGTGATGAGCGCGCAAGACAGATATGACGAGCTTGTTGATCTGCTGGAAGAGGTCGGCGTCATGCAGCTTGAGGATGAATGGGCTGAACAGATCCAAGATCTGGTGACGGTTCACCGACTTAACAGCATTGAAGAAGAGGAATACTCGAAATGAGCCACGCAACCCGCTGCACCATCTTGGAAGTCCACGCGCTGAACTACTGGCGCTCCCGTGGCGTGATGATCAAGGCCGGCGAGCCGATTCCGCTGGTTGAGGACATAAAGCCTTTCGAGAAACGCCGGCCGGTTCTGTACTTGATGGCCTGCACTGGAATTTGTCTTATCGCCGTCGGCCTTGGCTGCACCTGGCTGGCGTATGGCGCGGGGTTGATGAAATGAGCGAAGTATCCAGATTCGAATTCGATGGAGTTCAATACGTCCGAGCCGCTGACTTTGACCGGCTGAACAGTTATTTCAATGAGGATTTGAGCCTGACCGCAAGGACGGATGAGTGGTCAATCAGTGTCGATAAAGAGGGGAATTCAACGTTTACAGACTGCGCCATCACTTGCGACAAAGATATTACGGTTTCTGGCCATGAGGAACTTGTGATCCTGGCTGTGATTATGCAGCTGCGGCGAATGATTGATTCGCTCCGAGACAAGGAACATGCAGAGCATATACACGGGACATTCATGTCTGGCTCGTTAATTCGCGGGTCACTTAATAACCCTCAACTTCCTCCATTCTCCATGGATCGCCTGACCGGCTCAATACTCAAGGGAACGAAATGACCCCGCACGACCGCTGGCTTGAGCCCGATGACGACGAACACGAAGACGGCCTAACCGACGCCGAGCGCAGACAGAAAGCGTTCGATGACTTTGATCCGCCAGATTGTGATTTTGGAGAGCCGCTGTGACGGCGTATTACAACGAATTTGACCCGTACGCCGCCCAATGGTTGCGCAACCTGATTGAAGCTGGCCACATCGCGCCAGGCATCGTGGACGAAAGGAGTATTGAGGATGTCGTGCCAAGCGACCTTGAAGGATTCACCCAATGCCATTTCTTCGCTGGAATTGGAGTTTGGTCACTCGCACTTCGTCGCGCAGGATGGCCTGATAATCGACCAGTCTGGACAGGAAGTTGCCCGTGCCAGCCTTTCAGCTCGTCAGGTGCGGGAACTGGGTTTGATGATGAGCGGCATCTGTGGCCAGCATTCTTTCACCTCGTCGGCGAACGAAAACCTCCAGTCCTCTTTGGAGAGCAGGTTGCGGCCTCGGCTGAATGGCTCAACCTTGTACGAAACGACATGGGTGCCGTGGGCTACGCCGTGGGGTCAATGCCTATCGAAGCCGCTAGCGCGGGCGCGCACCACTTACGCAGCCGAATATTCTTTGTGGCGGACGCCGATGGCCTCGGATGGTCGCAAAGGGGATTGCCGGCTTCCGGGAGTATTGAAGCGCCTGGAGAGTGGTCGGCAGATATCCCTGGCGATGCAAGCACGGTTGACTTTGTCATGTGCCTCGATGGAAGGAAAAGGCCAGTTGAACCCGGAACACGCACGTTGGTTGATGCGCATCCCCGTCGAGTGGGAAAGCTGCGCGCCTACGGAAACGGTATCGATGCTGGAGCGGCAACGCAGTTCGTAGCGGCATACCTTGAATCAACGGGCATCTAACCGCCCCACCTCATAAACGGCAAGGAGTTTTGGAAATGAGTGAAGTTAAGCGATACGACATTGCAGAATATAGTGGCGGCATGGACGAGATTGTCGATGGGGATTACGTCAAGTCGGCCGACTTCGACGCCGCCCAATCCGAGCTGGCTGCTTTGCGGGAAGAGCTGGCACGAACCCACGCAACATTCGTCAATGCAACACAGGTTGAAAACGGAAAGTGGGTGAAGCGCCTTGCGGACGCCGAGCGGCGGAATGCGACTCTCGTTAAGGCCGCAACTGAGTTCATGGAATATGCCGAAAGCGGATGGGATCACTTTCCAGACGTAGGCGTGAACCTTCGCGCAGCACTGGCACAATCCACCGAATCGGGAGCAAGCGAATGAGCGATGATGATCTGAAGCGAGAATTCTACGGGCGCGGATCTGAGAGTGACTTGGTACCTACCAAGACGCAGAGCAAGCCTAAGCCGAACAATGCGCCGACTTACATGTGCCTTTACCCCGGGCTTGCCTCCATCGCTCGCGCGCATGGTTATGCTTTGGCTGTACATGGGTCTCTCGCACGAGATATGGATTTAATAGCCGTGCCATGGGTTGAATCACCAGCACACCCAGGAAAGGTTATCTCTGCAATCGAATCTGAATTCGCTATTACGCGGGTTGGCGATTTAACGATTACCCATCACGGTCGCATGGTTCAAACGATAGGCATAAGTTTTGGAGAATGTTTCATCGATCTAAGCTTTATGCCAATTTCTGGAGCAAGCGAATGAGCAATAAATTCGAAATGCCAAATCCAACCGAAGCCGATATGGCATCTCAAGAATTCGAAGCCATCTGGCACTTGATTAAGTCGTGGGATGTCAGCGTTCCAAGCCATTATTCAGGCTACTGCGGAGCCAATGGTTCGCATGTCAAGATGATCTTGGACGCATTGCGCGCCGCGCATGTGGTTGAGCGCAAACCGGTGGCTTATCTCGATATAGGTGCTGGTGGATACATGGACCTTGGAAGCGATTTGAGTGATGAAGAACTTTCAAGGCTCCCATGTGGCCGGCATATTCTTGCTATCGCTGGAACATATGGAATCGACGGATACACATCGCCCGCCGCCCCAGTCGTCGATCGCCAACCAACCGGACAATGGCGAATCTCGGTAAATGGAGATTGGTTCTACGGCACCAAGGAGCAGTGCGAGCGAGAACGCGCTGAGTATGAAACGACATTTACCGCCGAGGATTATGCAGAGGCTGGAGTCGTTGCCCCCGAACAAATCTGGTCCTCGCCGCCCGCGCCGGTAGCTGATGACCTGGTCCGCCTGCTCACTCGCGCCAGGATCTACGCACGCGGCGAATTCCGCGATGAGATCGACGCCTGCTTGGCCGGGAAGACCGCGCCGGTAGCGGCGGTGCTGCCTCGGTATACCTGCATCGGCAAAGGTGGCGAATATGAGTTGCTAGGTAGCGCCATCGGTGCCGGGACGCTGAAGGAAATGTCTGCGATTCCAGTCTATCGAGACACCACAACGGGTCAGATTTTCGTCAGGACGCCGCTGGACTTCTCTACCCGCATGGAAAGCATCGACAAGGTCAAGGAGCTGAACCAATGAGCAGGATGCTGATCAGCGATGAGCAGTGCAGCAGGGCGCAGGAGATGCGCTTGGCAGGACGCCCATGGCAGGCCATTGAGATCGCCATGGGGATCAACTGGGAGAGCCTGCGCCGCAAGATGAAGAATCGCGGACACGAGATGCAGGGGAAGCTCGGAAAAGTTCCGGTCAAGAAGCTCGCAGCGCCGCCGCATGAGATCAGGTTCCACGTCATGCGCCTGGGCAACAGGAAGCGCGTAGCTGAGCTTTACGGTGTCGGGTATGTCACGGTTTACCAGGCGCTCCCACTCGAGCAGGTAGACCTATACCAGCGCGGCCAGATGGTGAGTATCGGCGGGATAATGGCGAAGCGCTGCCTGAAGTGCCAGACAGCCAGAGAGCTTGAGCATTTTTGGGCAAACCCATCGGCCAAGTCAGGTTGCCGCGAGACCTGCTATTTCTGCCGAGTGAAGGCGGCCGAGGAAAAGCTTGCCGATAGATCGGTAGTGAATTAGAGTTGCGTCTCACAGCATCTTGGCGGATGCAAAATTGGTAAGGCTTTCAAACGACTGTGCGGGTACCAATCCCCGTCCGCCAACCTTCCCCCGAAGGACAGTCGTTTGAAAGCCTTTTTTGTGGAGAAAGAAAATGTCAACTGAACTCGCAACTATCACCGGCGATATCTACGGGACTCGCGATTCATTCGCTTCGGTCCTGACCGATCGTTCGCTGAACTTCGAGCGCGAGGCGGAATTCGCCCTGCAGACAATCGCCGGCAATGCCTACTCGATCAAGATTGCCATGGGCAACCGCCAGTCGGTGGCTAACGCGGTGACCAACATCGCAGCCATCGGCATCAGCCTGAACCCGGCGAAGAAGCAGGCCTACCTGGTTCCGCGTGACGGCAAGATCTGCCTGGACATCAGCTATATCGGGCTGATGGATCTGGCCATGGCGACCGGCTGCATCCGTTGGGCGCAGGCTGAGCTGGTCTACAGCGGCGACAGCTTCACCCTGAACGGATTCGACAAGCCGCCGACCCACTCCTACAACCCGTTTGCCAAAGAGCGCGGCGACGTCGTTGGTGTCTATGTGGTGGTCAAGACCGACAGCGGCGACTACCTCACCGAGACCATGAGCATTGACGAGGTGAACTCTATTCGTGATAGATCCAGCGCCTGGAAGGCTTACGTCGCGAACAAGAAGTCATGCCCATGGGTAACCGACCCGGGCGAGATGGCCAAGAAGACATGCGTGAAGCGCGCCTATAAGTTCTGGCCGAAGACAGAGCGCCTTGAACAAGCAATCCACCACCTGAACACAGACGGCGGCGAAGGACTGGCCAGCTTGGCGAACACTGCCGCCAGCGATCTTGGCGAAACCTGGATTCAGCGCGCAACTCAGTGTCAAACACCAGATGAGCTGAAGGCTGTTTGGTCTGAAGGCCTCATGGCAATCAAGGCTGCAAAGGATATGGTCGCCTACAGTCAGTTCAAGGCCTTCGTCGAGAAGCGCAGCGAACAGTTGAAGAAGATCACTCAGCCGGCCATCGAA